TTCTCTGCAATATGAAAGGTCTTACCCTTACTGGCAAACGAGTAATCTTCTAGATTGATTATTGGATAATGTATTTTGGCAATATGTTCTGGATAGTAAGAATTGATAGTGTCAACAACCCAATCGGCAATATTCTCATATCTTTGTTGTGGTGTTAGGTAACCTTTATGAAGGGTGCCAGTTATGTTTGGCCTAAATGTACCTTCATATTTCTTTTTGTCTGTAAGGTAATGAAAGTCCTCAGCATTTTCTGTTTCTACACAGATTGCAGGACAGGATAGTGAATAGTCTATACCTATTGATTTAATCGTCATCATCTGAGTCGTGAAAAGAAATATCGTTCAAATATTCCTCATCAGACTCTTCTCTTTCCCAACCACAAAATGGACAATATACAGGAAGATAATGTTCTTTATCCATCTCGTGGTCAATTTTATATTCTGCCGAGCAGTTATCACATTTAAACATTAGGCAGCTACTGAAGAAGTTATATCTACAAGTTCACAAGCACCAGCAGTACAAGATAGTTCTTGAGTACCTGTTGTATTATCTTCATCTTCATACCCACTTAGTTTTTCAAAGTCAACATTAGCAGGCATTTTCTTTAATTCTTCTTTATATTTTTTCTCATCAATATCTTGATAAGGTGCCTGTTGATATGTATGATCTGAGTGTGGTAAAAAACTTACGCCTGATACTTCATCAAAATGTTTGTATACCCAAGCGCCTACTTCCATCCATTCTGATTCTTTTACTGATACAGTACAAGATGGTTTATGTTCGCACCAATGTCTTTGATATTGTAGCCAAGTTTCTAATTGTTCTATTGCATTATATCTTTCTCTAGTGATTGCCCCTTTAGGTGCTTTCTGAGGGAAAGAAAATACACTAACATTACCTGGGTTCATAATATCAGGTTCACTAGGTATGCCTTCATCTTTCATCATTTGTGTCAAAGGATCTTTATTATCACCTCTTACAGTTCTGATATAATAGTCATTATGTCTAGAGTGAATACCTGAAGCACTATCTACTAATTGACTAACTGTACCTGATGGTTTGATACAAGTTGTTGCTGCTGATTGTGGTATCTTTAGTTCAACGGCAAGTTTCTTATTTGTGTCTACTGCAACCTTTCTCATACCTGATAATAGTTCTTCATCTGCCTTAATTGTTAGTTTATTATCCATAATACCTGTAAGTGAGACACCTAGTAATCTTTCTTCTTCAGTATTATCACGCCATATTTTTCTTAGATATTTAATATCTGTTAGTGTTGATTGATATGTGCCTAGTTGTGTTGCAAGTCTAACTTTTTTCTTTAATGATTTTTCATCATCTGTAGCACGAATGACTACCTCAGTTAAATTACAAAATTGATAAGGTCTCAATATAATTTCTGAACAAGGATTTGTACCGAAGTTGTGTTCAGGATCTCTACGACCATTTTCTGCAACTTTCTTTTTTGCAGCCTCACGATTGAAGATACCTCTTTCGCCTGACTTTGAATCGTACAATGCTTTCCACTCATGCATAAACAATCCTATATCAGGTGTTCTAGTGTAACAAGCAGAGTTATTAGATAATGCTCTTTGAGGATTATCTTGCCACCATTGTCCCATTTTTGCTTTACGAATTCTGTCATCTTGAATACTAGACAATGATATTAATGCTGATCTTCTAACACCGCCTACTACAACTACTTCGCCTATTTTACATACGATATCATGTGCCTCTAGGCAATCTAGTTGACGACCTACAGCATTCTTAAATGTATTGATTGTAAAATCAAATAAGTTTACTAGAGGTTGTGGACCACTAGCACGACCACCAAAAGTTTTTAGTCTTGCACCTGCAGGTCTAACTTTGTTTACATCAATCTTAGGTATCTGGCCTGAGTATAACATAGCAATTAGTTCTTTGTATGCTTTTGCCCAACCTGTTTTACTATCTTCTACTACAATAACAGTATCAGTTTGTTCCATAGTTTCAGCAATTCTAGGTAGTTTCTCTACATTGTTTCTTTCTACTGAGAAACCTACACCTGTGCCACATAATAGTATGTACATTACTTCATCAAATGATCTGACACTATCAATAGGAATATAACTACAGTTATAACCTGCTGTGTGGTCTCTATCTAGAGCAGGACCAGCAGTCATTAATGCTCTCATAGATGGCATTACATCTAGATTAATGATTGCTTCCTCTAATTCTGCTTTGTTAGGAATAATATGTTTGTGTTTACTTTTTAAATGATCTGATATAAAGTTGATATATCTACTTACTGTTTCTGTCCAACTCTCCCTTCTTTTTTCTTCTTCTATGAATCTTGCATATCTTGATTTGTGTATGTATTGCTGATAGCTTGTGGGCAGAGAGTTTGACATAAGTTATATCCTTTTCCAGTTGTTTATTGATTGTAAGGCTGAGAGACCTTTTTGCGTGTTATTATATATAAGTTTGGATACCTCACCAACATCTTTTTTGTGAATAACCATGTCGTTAATATCTTTGTATTTCAACGATTGTGGAAAAATTACCACTTTATAATTTTTGTTCACAGCATCAATCATTCGATTGACTATTTGTTCATTACGAGGTTCATTATCGAATATCATTGTACATTGTTCGGCAGGTATTTTAAGTGCGACATCTGCCCCAGCCATAGCGATACAGTTATCTAAGAATAAACTATCAATAGGACCTTCTACAATGTTTACAGGTTTATTTAAATCAAGTCTATCTAGACCATAAATCTTTTCTTTACTCTCATCTAGTTTGATGGTAACATATTTAGGTTGTTCTTTACCAAATGCACGGCCTTGAAATGCAAAAAATTTACCTGTTCTATCATAGAAAGGTATAATTACTCTAGGGTGATCATTCTTTGTAGGTAATTTTTTAGGTATAATACTATTTACCCATTTGTAAAACTTATCACAAAAATAAAACTTATCTATGTGTTCTTCAGGTATCTTTCTTCTAGTAATAAATTCATAGGCTGGGTGTGTCTTAGGTAATTTATCATAACGAATAAGTTTTCTTAGAGCATTATTTTCTTCAAACTTAATAGGTTTCTGTATGAAGTCAGGTGCAGCTACAGGTTTACTATCTTTATATCTTTCTAATACATATTCTTTATGTAAACGACCATCGAGAAACTTAATAAAATTACCTAGTGATTGACCCATGCCACAGTTATGGCATTTGAAAAATAGATTATTCTTTTTCTCATAAACAAAACCTCTGGATTTAGTTTTAGACTTTTGACTATCACCACAATGTGGACATCTAAAGTTCCAAAGACCAGGTTTCTTTTGTTTAAAGTTTGTTAGTCTATTTGATAATTGATTTAAAAATTTGGTATCTATGTAAGACGACATAGTTTATATTATAACAGTTTAGATCATGGATGTCAACATATTTGCCATAGGAGTAAAGGATATTCCTAATGCACAGGCAACACCAACCATAATCCATTTAGTCTTTTCTAATTGGTGTAATTTATCATTAAAATACTGACGCATTTCTTTTGTTTCATCAGTAATTCTTTTGTGTAAAGTTTGTATATCCTCACGAATAGTCTCTTGTCTATTCTCCATAATAGATTGTATCTCTACATCTGACTCTTCAGCACGGACAATTCTTTCTTCATGTACGGCCAACATAGACTTAATACCTGACTGAATATCTGTAAGTTTGTCTATAGCGTTATCAAGTCTGCCGTGAATATCTGCTGATGTGGCATTCTGTTCTTTTAAAACAGCTACATCTTGCACTAGTTTTTGTAATTGATCTGACATTATTCTTCCTCTGATTCGTAGTATTCTTTGTATGCAATAATGATCTCTCTTTGCTCTAATATAACCTCTCTCAAATCAGCATAGTTTGCAGATAATGCCTTATAGCCATCATCTGTTAGAGCAAATAATACAGGTTTTTTGTCGTTTGCAGTAAGTCTATCAAATATTTCTTTGTAGTTATCCTTATTTATAACTATAAATTCTAAGTCATTTGTATCCAAAGGTGAAGGTAATTCCAAATTGAGCGGAGTTTTTTTTACACCTACCGTATATGTTTCTATTTTTTTAACACCAGAACAACCTACAAGTAGTAATATTATAAATGTACTAATTAGTATTTTCACTTAACTTCTCCTTAATTATTTCTGGGCATTGTCTATTGTCTTTATCTTCTTCAACTAACTCTGCACCAGTAATAATTTCCATACATCTGTTTACATGACGAACAGCTCTATTAATAGTTTCTGCTGTTCTATCTGCATCTTGCATACCCCATGTTTCAATATCGTACTTAGCAAACTTTTCTGTAAGTGCTTGATTATCTTTTCTAGCAGCCTCTAATTTATTCTCTAGTTCTTTTGTTTTCTCTATTATATATTGATATTCTAATTCTTTAACTTCTAATAGTTCTTGTTGTTCTTGTACAGCAGTTTCTAGTTTTTCCTGATTTGCTTTAAGTATGGCATTATCTGCCTTGAGTTTATACACATAGGCAAATCCACCTGTAGCACCTAATGCTATCAGCATATAGATAATCAGTTTTATTTTGAACACTATTCTACTATCCTTTTGATTCTCATTCTACCCATATCATTCTCTAGTTCGGCCTTTATTTCTTTACATTGAATATAAATGCCTTCTTGTTCTTCACCGATAGAACGAGCAACGACTCTTTTCTGTTTCAAGCAGTCAGTCATACCTTCAGTCGGTACATACTCTATTGTAGTACCGTTTTGTATCATAAGCATAGCGAATACTAATTCTACTACCATTAATGTGTTCCGTTCTTTTGTTCTAAATCAATTAATCTTTCTTCGTGAAACTGTATCACCATATCATTCTTTAAGATCATAGGTATTTCTTTTTCCATTTGATCTTTAAGTTTGTCAACATTACCGCCTAGATATTCAACAAGCATAAACAGCTCTTGTATCTGTGGCGAAACCATATCACCTTTAGGCACGCCATCAATAAATTCTGACGCAGCAATTAGGTCTTGTTGCATTAGTTGAAAGTTAGTTTCAATTTTATTTAATCGCTCAATCACCCCAAAGTATGCCATAGTTCCTATAGCAACAGCACCTATGATAGCGATTAAGTTCCTCATAGGCATTGAGATAGATGTATTATCAGATATTTTCATTATCTATTTCTCCAGTTTTTTAATTCTCTTTTCAAGTTCGTCAATCTTTTTTGTTACATAAGGATACTTTTTTCTCCATGCATCCTCAGGTTGTTGTAACCAGGTCCAACCCCAACGATCAACAAGATAGTCAACGATCATATCAAACTTAGCATATAACCATAGACCTAATCTTGTTGATTTAAAGTATGTTGAAAATGCAAGACCGAATAATGACCCGACTAGTGCTGTATAAATCCACAGTCTATCATCTGCCATTCTTTCAATCATGTCCCACATTAATTCATCTCCTGTTGTTTACATAACTTATAGTATGTGTTTATATTGTGATCACTAAATGAATCAAAAGATAATGTTAGTATACCTTTTATTGTGCCACCGAACCAGTGTGTCAACATATAGAAGAAACCTGGTTGATCTTTATGATCACCATTAGAATTAAAATACATAAACTTACCGTTATGTTTAAATCCTAACCATGCAG